CTGCATGAATATTGCGCGATTCACAGGACAGCATCTAGAATAGATTTCATGGTTGCCGCCCACCACAGGGCGAGAGGTTGAAAATGTCAGAAAATACGGCAGAGCTTGAGACAATTCCCGAGGATGCACTCGACACCGAGATGGTGATCGAGGACGAAGCAGACGATGGGGATATGGTTGTCTCGATTGGGGATGAGTCGCCGGACCCCGAAGAAGAGGATGTGCAGCAGAACCAACCCGCTCCGCAGTGGGTGAAGGATCTGCGCAAGGCGCATCGAGAGCTACAGCGACAGCATCGCGAACTTCAGCAGAAGCTGACGACCGCCGAGCCGCCACGTAAGCAGGCGGTGGGTCCGAAGCCCAAGCTCGAGGATCACGACTACGACGCCGAGGCTTTCGAGGCGGCACTCGAATCCTGGTACGACCGCAAGCGAGCCGCTGACGTAGAAGCCGAAAAGGCGAAGCGTGCAGAGGAAGAGCAGGCGAAGTCGTGGCAGGCAAAGCTCGACGCCTACGGCAAAGCGAAAGCGGCGCTGAAGGTGAAGGACTACGAGGACGCCGAGGCGATTGCGCAGGAGACCTTCTCCGAGGTTCAGCAGGGCATCATGCTCCAAGGCGCGGACAATCCCGCTCTTGTGGTGTATGCGCTCGGCAAGAACGCTCGGCGAGCGAAGGATCTGGCTGCGATCCAAGATCCCGTAAAGTTCGCGTTTGCGGTTGCGAAGCTGGAGAAGGAACTCAAAGTGACTACTCGCAAGCCACCGCCGGCGCCAGAGCCCGTTGTTAAAGGCACCGGGCGTGCAAGTTCTGTAGATTCAACACTCGAGCGGCTGCGCAACGAGGCATTGAAGACCGGCGATATGTCGAAGGTCATGGCCTACAAGCGGTCGCGGCAACAAAAATAGTAGGAGTCTGAAATGCCCAATGCATTTTCGAAAGAGGAAATCGTAGCGTTCGAGAACATTCTCGAAGGCTTCCAGGATGCGCTCGTTCTGAGCCGTAACGTCAACGTCTACGCCACCGACGGCGCAACGATGGAGCGCGCACGCGATACCATCTGGCGTCCGATGCCGTACATCGCGCAGAGCTTTGATAGCACTGTCGGCTCGTCTATCTCGTCGAACTACGACGACATGACGCAGCTTTCCGTGCCGTCCACGCTCGGCTTCTCCAAGACCTCGGCTTGGAAGCTGAACGCGAAGGAACTGCGCGACGCGCTGCAAGAAGGCCGCCTTGGCGATGCTGCCAAGCAGAAGCTCGCGTCCGACATCAACCGTTCCGTTCTGAACGTCGCATCGAACCAGGGCACGCTCGTGGTTGCAGTCGCTGGTGCGGCGGGTGACTACGACGACGTGGCACTCTGCGATGCGATCATGAACGAGCAGGGCGTGCAGGATTACGACCGCTACCTGGCGCTGTCGACCCGCGACTACAACGGACTGGCTGGCAACTTGGCGGTTGCGACCCGTTCGTTCGGTAACGCGAAGTCTGATCGCGCGTATGAGCGATCCTACGTCGGCATGGTTGCAGGTTTCGATACCTACAAGATGGACTACGCCAACCGTCTGGCTGCCCAGGCGACGGCTGTCACCATCGCAACCAACGGCGCCCAGGTCCGTTTCGTCCCGCGAGCAACCACGACCTCGACCGCGGGCGTTCTGAACGTGGACAACCGCTATCAGACGGTAACGGTATCGACCACGGTCGGCGTGGTGGCAGGCGACTGCTTCACCATTCCCGGCATCGAAGCCGTGCATCAGATCACCAAGCAGTCGACGGGCCAGCCGAAGACCTTCCGCGTGATCTCGGTCGACACTGGCACGACGATGACGATTTCTCCGCCGATGATTGGCGCGAACTCGTCTCCGACCGATGCTGAGCTTCAGTACAAGAACATCAACGTAGCGTCGACCTCGGCGACTGCGACGATCAACTGGCTGAACGACAACGCCTGCAACGTCAACCCGTTCTGGTTCAAGAACTCGATCGAGCTCCTCCCTGGCCGATACGCAGTTCCGACCGACAGCGGCGCGGCGGTCATGCGTGCGAGCACGGATCAGGGCATTGAGCTGGTGATGCAGAAGTTCTACGACATCGACACCATGACGATTAAGTATCGTCTGGATACGCTGTACGGGGTCGTCTGCACCGCGCCGGAAATGGCCGGCGTGCTGATCTTCGGTCAGTAATGACTGAATAGAGAGGGGCGGCGCAATGCCGCCCTTTCTCTTTAGGAGCATTTATGCCGTTGAAGAAGGGCTACAGCAAAAAGTCGATCAGCTCGAACATCTCCAAGGAGATGAAGTCGGGCAAGCCGCAGAAGCAGGCGATCGCAATCGCGCTCGAGACTGCACGCACCGCAAAGAAGAAAAAGGGGAAATGATGTATCCGCGCCACGTTTACTGCTCGCCGGGTCCGTATCAGAAAACGACAAGCCATCCCACGTGGGGCTGCAAGTCGGTCGAGAGCGAGGAAGAGCTGGCAGAGGCGCTGGCGTCGGGTAAATGGTTCGAGTCGATTGCGGAGGCGTGCGACGCTGCGGGCGAAGCCGCCTATCCGCGCCTGCGCGGGCGTATGCGCTCGATTGCACTGCGCAAGCGACGCACGTACCCTATGCCGAGCGACGAGGCTCCGCCCTCGCGAGGGGAGATTGAACAACAAGCACGCAAGCTCGGGATTCGCTACAATGCCCGAACGGCTGACAAGGTATTATTGGCGCGAATCAGCGAGGTGATGCGAGGCAATGGCGTACACGAAGAGGCAATTCGTTGAGGCGGCGCTCACCGAGATAGGACTCGCGTCCTACGTTTTCGATATCCAGCCGGAGCAACTCGAGTACGCACGGCGTCGTTTAGACGCCATGATGGCGGACTGGAACGGCAAGGGTCTCCGGCTATCCTACCCGATACCTGCGTCTCCCGAGCAGGGCAGCCTGGCAGAAGAAACCAACGTTCCCGACAGCGCAAACGAGGCGGTTATTCTCAACCTCGCCGTGCGCCTGGCGCCGTCGTATGGCAAGCAGATCATGCCGGACACGCGCCTGCTGGCTAAGACCGCCTACGATACCGTCTTGCAGCGCGCCACCGCGCCGATTGAGCTGCAATTCCCCGATACGCTCCCGTCCGGCGCAGGTAACAAATACTGGCGCGACGCGGACGATCCTTTCATGCCAACCCCGGTTGATCCTGTCGAGACAGGCCCCGAGGGCATTCTGGAGTTCAACTGATGCCGCAGATTATTAACCTGTCTCCCATCGGCGAGGTTCTCCCAGGCGATAGTCTGCCGATCTTCGACGAGTCGAACGGCGATACGCGGCGGGTGTCGGTGAGCCAGCTCTCGACATATATGGAAAACACGCTCTCGCTGCCTGATAACGCCGCCGACATCGACTACGACCCGGCAGGCACGGGGGCGGTGCAGAGGAGTGTGCAGTCAAAGCTGCGGGAGACGGTGAGCGTAAAGGATTTTGGGGCTGTCGGAGACGGCGTAACGGACGACACTGCGGCGGTGCAGGCGGCTATTAACTCGCTGGCAAACGGCGGCGCCTTGTCTTTTGTTGGCGGCGTCACCTATAAGGTCACCGCTCCGATTGTTGTTCCGCCCACGTTAACGGGCTGCGTTTTTTTAGGAAACGGCGCCACGATCCGCGCATATCACAATGGCGACGGACTGGTGATGATCGCAACAAATCAAAACTACAGCAGGCATAAAGTCTACGATCTGACCATCAAAGGCCCGAACGTTTCATATCCAAACAACCCTGGCGAGCTGGCTGGAACGAGCACCGGCGCCGCACTAAAGATGGGGTACGACAACACCAGCAACACGGTGGCTGGCTATCTGACTTCATTCTATAACTGTTCGTTTACTAACTTTAACAAGGGCGTCTACCTGCAAGCCACCATTCTAGTGAACTTTTATGGTGGGCACATTTTTTTCAACCAGTTCGGTATCTACATAGACGGCGGGCAAACAAACGCAAACACGTTTTACGGCGTCGGCATTCGCGAAAACCGCGTCTATGGGGTGTACTCCTCTGGCAGGACTGGCGGCTCACTCTCTAATGCAACCCACAATGTTTTTCACAGTTGCGAGATCGAAACCAACATCCCATACGATTTTTCAGCGGGCGGATACCCCGCTGCTTTTGACGCGGCGGTAGGCCATGGCGTAAAACTATGGGAAAGCTACGACTTCATCTTTGACTCTTGCTATTTCGAGAACCACAACTATTCCGTTTTGATCGAAACCTCATCAGACGACAATCATTTCAAGTCTTGCCGCTTTGATGGCGGCGGCGTAGGTGGAGTTCGCCCAGGCAGCGTTGTAATAAGCGGGCCGAATTGCAACAACAATATCTTTATTGACTGCAAGATGAATGACTACGTTGGATATGCCGCAGGAACCTTTCAGGTTCTAAGTTCTACCAGCTTATATACGCAACTCATTGACTGCATCGGATTTAGCTTTAACCCGTCCTACGTCTTGGCTTGGCCAAATATCAGGAATCTAAGAAAGGCTCAAGGCGTTGCTGGAAACGGCCAACAGTTCGGCGCATTGGTCGTCCCGCCTCAAGGAATAATGAACAACCCTTCTGCGGGGGCTGACCAAGGGCAGATCACCGGCATCGGGACCGCTACGGCCACGCTCAATGCGTTTGGCTATAGCCATTTTTTGCTCGGCAATCAGATCACGGGCAATACAACGATAACGACCATCAGCAACATGCGCCCAGGTCAGCATCTTGTCATTACGAATTATCAGGTTGCATATAGCGTCACAATCAAGGCATCTACGAACGGCACCAGCGGCATTGTGTTAGACAAGTGGACGGATGTTGTTCTTGCCAATTACAGCGATTCAATCACGCTGTTTTGCACCGCTACTGGCCTAGTTGTTGAGTCCGGGCGCTGTATCAAGCTGTGATGAAAGCAACCTGTAAGGAGCCACCATGCCAACCCTAAAAAACCTTCTCAATTCCCGCACCATCCAGTTTTCTATCGCACTGGCGGTGCTGTCCGTTCTGCAAGGCTTCGTTTTCCATTTACCGCTCCCGCCCGCCGGCCAGGCGTTCGTCGGGTGCATGATTGCCATCGCTGTCGTGGTGCTGCGCGCGATCACGACGATGCCATTGAAGGAGCGCTGATCGTGACGGATGTTGACCCCGTGAAATTCGGGCTGCTGATCGGGCAGGTAAAGACGCTGGAAGCGCAGGTCGAGGACTTGCAGAAGGACGTGAAGGAGCTCCTCGCGCTCGCCAATCGCAGCCACGGCGGGATCTTCGCCGGCATGGCGATTGCGTCAGCGCTCGGGGGCTTGGGAACCTGGTTCGTTAATCACTTGGTGAAGTAAAGATGCCGACGATCAACAAGCTCCCGCTCCTCGGCACGCCTTCAGGCGGCGATCAGCTTCCCGTCTATGCGCCGAACTCGGGTGATGCGCGGAGGATGTCGATCACGGCTTTGACCGACTACATGCAGGACACGCTCGACCTTCCCGACAATTCGGACGAGGTGAGCTTTTTGCAGTCGGGCACCGGGGCGGTGACGCGGACGGTGCAGAGTAAGCTGCGGGATGTGGTGTCGGTTAAGGATTTTGGGGCGGTCGGTGATGGGGCCACGGACGACACGACGGCGATTGCTGCTGCACTCGTAGCAGCAACCGGCAAGGCGCTGTATTTCCCTGCGTCCAGCAGTTTCTACCGCATCACCAACACCCTGACGATCCCCGCCGACACGATGGTGTACGGTGACGGCTATGGGTCTGCGATTCGGCAGACAACGCGCGAACGCAACGTCTTCGCGGCGGGCAACAACTGCACGATCCAGAATCTTCGCCTGCGCGGAGATGGTGTGACTTCCGGGGGCGTGGACTTCACGAAAAACAACGGCGTTGTGATCATCGGGGCGCGCAACGTCAAGGTGCAGGAGTGCTTCTTGCACGGCTTTGAGTTCAACGGCGTATATTGCAACAACAGCACCAACGTTGACATCACAGGGAACTACATCTGGGGCAACGCATACAGCAATTCCAGCAGCGCCGACATTGTGCTGTACGGCACTTCTGGCGCTTCTCGCCGCATCAACATCACGAAGAACTTCTGCTTTTCAAACAACTCGCAGGGTATCTATGTGGACGCCATCGGCGTCGATTCGGATGTGCTAGTGGAGGGCAATATTTGTGTGACGTTGGATGCGTCAACTTGGGTGGAAATTGCGCCTGCATCGCTCCTTCGCCGGCACGGCGTCATCGTCGGGTATAACGGCACAAGCGGTCGCTATGTGGTGTCTGGAAACATCTGCCGCAACACGCGAGAAACTGGCATCTATTACCAAGGCGGCGTGGCTTCTGGGGACGGTGTGCAGATTATCGGCAACCAATGCACGAGCAACGGCATTAACGCGCTTGAGCCTGCTTTGGCGGCCGGTATTTACGTTGCCACGCAAGGCGATGGGGACATCATCGCCAACAATCTTATCGAGGACTTCTCAGAAAGCCTTGAATTTTCAGCGTGCGGGATTCGTGTTTCCCCGGCCGCCGCGAGCGCAATCTCTGCCTTCGCTCACACGATGGTGAGCAACAACGTGATCCGCGCGAGTGCGGGGCACGGTATTGTCTTGAGCGGGTACGCGGTTAACTGCGAAGTACACGGGAACATCATTACGGGCTCGACGCGCTCGGACATCGGATGGTTTCCCATTGCAGCCGTTGCTACCGTTGGCGGCCACACGATCAAGAACAACAAGATCGAACGCGCAACCACTGCGCGGCCTGGAATTGAACTTGATTTCCAAGCCTCAACGCTTCCGCTGTACGTCACGAATAACTTCTTGCTCGGAGAGGACTACACGGTCAACTCGGCTAACAACGTCGGCGTAAAGTGGGCCGGCAACCCGCCAATCTACGTTCTTGACAATCAGATCCGCAACTTCTACCACGGCGTCTATCAGTCGAACTACCTGACAGGCCGCGCCTTCTCGCAGCAGTTCATCGACCGCAACGTCTTCAACCTTTGCACGAACGGCATCATGGTGGCCGGCACGACGACTGCGCCCGTGCTGCCCGTGCAGGATAACGTCTTTATCAGTTGCGTTACCAAGGCCAGCGGTGCGGCTCTGGGGTCTGATGTGGTCTACATCGCCCAGCGGTTCGGGGACAAGATTTACTTCCAAGCCGCATCCGTTCCGACTGTTGGAACCTGGGCCATCGGTGACCGCGCGCAGCAGGCCACACCTGTCGTGGGGCAGCCCAAGGGCTGGTTCTGCACCGTTTCTGGCACCCCAGGTACTTGGGTTAGCGAGGGCAATTTGTGATGACAATTCAAAACCTCCGCCGCTCATACCCCAACCTAGGCGCCTAATCCCATGCCCACCATAAACCAACTCCCCACGCTCGACACGCTCGAGCCCAGCAACCAGGTGCCGACGTACTCGGTCGAGAACGGCGACGCGAGGAAGTTCTCGCTGTCGACGCTGACGGCGTACATTCAGGACAACCTGGCGCTGCCCGACAACGCAGCGAACATCACCTACGACCCCGCCGGAACCGGCGCCGTCTCTCGCACCGTGCAGGCGAAGCTGCGCGATGTTGTGAGCGTCAAGGACTTTGGGGCGGTGGGGGATGGGGTGGCGGATGATACGGCGGCGATTCAAGCTTGCTATACAGCCAGCCCCGGTAAAGAAGTTGACCATGGCAATGGCTACACGTATTTAATTTCATCTATGTTGACGCTTTATAGCGGTAGCAAGTACAGCGGCAAGTCAATCATCAAGCAAAAGAATGGCGCTGGCATTGCTAACCCAATGCTGTCCGGCGCGACCGTAAACAACGTCGTCGTTGAGAATCTAGAGATCGACGGCAACGCGGCAGGCAACGCGGCGGTGCAGACTTTTGGTGTGAAGTTTTCCGCAGGCACCAACAACATTGTGCGCGACTGCAATATTCACGACACGACTTTGGCTGGCGTGTATTTTGATTCTGAAACCTATAGCAAGGCTCTCGACAATCACGTCATCAACTGCGGACGCAATCTGGGCACAGATAATCACGGCATCATGTTGGTGTCCACGACTTCGACGCCGTTGGCGCACATCGTTGTCGACGGTAATACGGTGGTCAACGCCTACCGCAAGGGAATCACGGTTTACAACGCTACGCCCGGTGCGGTCAACGGCGTGGACATCGTGGGGAACGTGGTTACGGCCTGCGCGACTGGCGGCATCTACACGGCAAACGCAAACGCCGTTACCCACGGTTATCAGCGCGGCATAACCGTCACCGGAAATCGCTGCTACAACAATTACACCAACATTGAGGTTGATTGCGCCATTGGCGCTGTGGTGTCTGGAAACACTTGCGACACAACCAGCGGTGGGCAAGGCATTTATTCCGCCGACTGCGTTTATTCTTCCATTGTTGGAAACGCCGTAATCAGCAGCCAAGCCGATGGCATTAAAATCATCGGCATAACGCTTAATCCAACAGGCAATACCATTTCTGGCAACACCGTTGCGCTATCGTCTCAAGCGGGCGCAGGAACCTACGACGGAATAATTTGCAACGGCGTCACTTATTCAACGATCGTTGGTAATGCGGTGCTGGGAGAAACGTCGTCGCCCAAGCAAGGATACGGAATCCGGGAAAGCGGCGCCGCTGACTACAACCTCATCGATAACAATAGAGTTGCCAACACGCACACAGGAACGCTGGCAGCTACTGTCGGCGCAAACACGGCCATTATAAATACGCTCGGTAAGCTGACTGGCGTCAACGCATCCGTGCCCAACAATACGCTTGATATCGGCGGAGGATTATCAATCCGCGACAAGTCAATCACGTTGGTGAACGGAGCAAACAACAACGTGGCATTGCCCGCCGATTCTGGAACTCTTTACACAGCAGGACCGACCGGCGCATACAACATCAGCGGCATTGCTGGCGGCGTGTCTGGCCGTAAGCTCACGTTGGTGAACTACACCACGCAGACGATGACATTAAATCACAACTCCGGGTCATCATCGGCGGGAAACAAAATCCTGATCGGTGGATCTGCGGATTTAGCTATATCGGGATATGGTGCCGCCGAGTTGACCTACGTCGCGGGCGCGTCAGCCTGGTTTGTGACCGGGGTCAAAGCATGACTCTGCTCGCCCATGCTTCGCATCCAAATCTGCTTTGCCGCCTAAGCGCCTAACACCATCCGCCCATTTTTGCTAGACTTGCACCAACCTCACGGAGCGTGACATGTACAACATCCAGTTCACCCAACGCGACAAATCGAACCAGGTCGTAACGCCTGCTGCGACGAGCGCGAGCGTCACCGTCAACAGCCAAGACCGCGCGGTTCGGCTGGTGAACAGCGGCGCCAATATCTGCTACGTTCGCATCGGCGAGGGCACGCAGACCGCCACGACGGCGGATCTTCCCGTGCGCTCTGGCAGCGAGATCATCGTCCGCAAGCGCAGCGGCGACGTGACGGTGGCGCATATCAGCGCGGCGGGTACGACGCTCAACATCGCCACGGGCGAGGGCGGCGTGTGAAGAAGGACTCCCGCCTTGCACGAGCGGGCGTCGAGGGCTACAACAAGCCGAAACGCACGCCCAACCATCCGACCAAGAGCCACGTCGTCGTGGCTAAGTCGGGCGATCAGATCAAGACCATCCGTTTCGGTCAGCAGGGCGTGAGCGGCTCGCCGAAGCGTGAGGGCGAGAGCGCGGCGGACAAGGCGCGACGGGCGTCGTTCAAGGCAAGGCACGCGTCTAATATTGCGAAGGGCAAGATGAGCGCGGCGTACTGGGCGGACAAGGAGAAATGGTGAAGAAGCCAGGACTTTACGAGAACATCCGCCGCAAGCGCGAGCGGATCGAAGAAGGTAGCGGCGAGAAGATGCGCAAACCCGGTACCAAGGGCGCGCCAACCGCTGCGGCGTTCAAGGCTGCGGCTAAGACGAAGAAGAAGTAATGCAGATTCCCATCGCCTCCGGCATCTACACGGACACGTCGCCGGCTATACGCACGTCGTATCCGGTCAACATGGTTCCGGTGCCGGTGAACTCGGGCATCTCTGAGGGCTTTCTGCGCCCTGCGGATGGCATTGTGCAGAACGGCACCGGCCCTGGTGTCGACCGTGGGGCGATCAACTGGCAGGGCGGCTGCTATCGCGTGATGGGCACGAAGCTCTGCTCGATCGCATCGAATGGCACCGTGACGGTGCTCGGTGACGTGGGCGGCACGAACCTCGTGACGTTCGACTACAGCTTCGACCGACTGGCGATCGCAAGCGACAACAACCTCTTTTACTGGGACGGTTCGACGCTGACGCAGGTCACCGACCCCGACCTCGGCGTTGTGCTCGATGTCGCGTGGATCGACGGATACTTTATGACGACAGACGGCACCAGCCTGGTCGTCACCGAGCTGACCGACCCCACCGCCGTCAACCCGCTGAAGTATGGCAGCTCCGAGATCGACCCCGACCCCGTGGTGGCGCTTCTGAAGCTGCGAAACGAGATCTACGCGCTCAACCGCAACACCATCGAGGTGTTCGAGAACGTCGGGAGCGAGTTTTTCCCGTTCCAGCGCATCGAAGGCGCGCAGATCCAGAAAGGCGTCGTCGGGACGCACGCCTGCTGCGTCTACGTCGAAACGATCGCGTTTCTCGGCAGCGGGCGCAATGAAGCGCCAGGCGTCTATCTCGGCGTCAACGCGGGCGCTACCAAGATCTCGACGCAGGAGATCGACGACCTGCTGCTCGACTACACCGAGACGCAGCTTGCGGTCGTCAAGCTCGAGGCGCGCAACGATCGCAGCCACCAGCATCTCTATATCCATCTCCCCGACCGCACGCTGGTCTACGACGCGGCGGCTTCGCAGGCGGCTGGCGTGCCGGTCTGGTTCTGTCTCGCCTCGACCATCGAGGGCTACGCCCAGTACCGGGCGCGTAGCTTTGTCTGGGCGTACGACCGCTGGCTGACGGCTGATCCGCAGTCAACGGCGGTGGGCTATCTCGACCAGGCGGCGAGCGCGCACTGGGGCTCGAAGGTGCGCTGGGAGTTCGCGACCCGCATCGTTTACAACGACTCGCGCGGTGCGCTGTTCAACATGCTGGAGCTCGTCTCGCTCACCGGCCGCGTCGCTCTCGGCAAGAACCCGCCGATCTCGACCAGCTACAGCGTCGACGGGCTCAACTGGTCGCAAGATCGCGTCGTGCAAGCCGGCACCGTCGGCAACTACACCAAGCGCCTCGTCTGGTTCCAGCAGGGCCATATGCGCAACTGGCGCGTGCAGCGCTTCCAAGGCGACAGCGACGCGCACTTGGCGTTTGCGCGCCTTGAGGCGACGCTCGAGCCGTTGGCGTACTGATGGCCATCACCGGCAAGCTCATCAAGCGGCTGACGCGTGATCAGCTCGCGACGTTCCTGAAGAATCAGGAGCAGATCAAGGCGTTCGAGGGGCTCTTCGACGCGGCGGAAGTCGCCTCGCCCTCGACCATTGATGAGGTGTCAAACGCCGCCGACAACGCCCAGGCGTCCGCCGACTCGGCGCTGGCGCAGA